TATCCCATAGAAATTTGTAGATAAGGCCAGTCAAACCAAGAACCATAATCCCCAATATCAACTGCAACTTGAAGAAGTGCTTGTCTTTCATTAAAGAAAAGAGTCAGGCAATATTCTTTACCGTAATCTTCTCTTACATACCATTTTGCTACTTGAAAGATTTTCATTCTTCTAGTTCCTGTGCTAATTGAAGCATATCATTTTTATCCAAAACAATCAAGTCATTTTGAGCATTATAGAACTGAACACTCTCAGCAGTAATACGAAGAACGGCAGCAATTAACTTTTCTTCTGTGTCAGCACCAGAGTTTCTTGCTGCCCAAATCTCATCCATTAATTTTTTTGCTCTTTCATTCATTTTTTATTTTGTTTTTCTTCAGTTTGAGGTTTTGGTTGAGAGTATGGAACTCTTCCAGTCTCATTATACATCAGAATGTCATACTTGAACTTACATTCAAGTGGTTTCTGATTACACATCTTAAGTGCATTATTAGTGATTGTATCTACAGAAGATGCACCACCAATAGCATATCCAGCAATTGCAGTTAAAATTAAAACTGGATAAGCAATAACAGGTTTAATAAACATAATATTCAATCCCAAGAAATATTTTGAACTAAAACTCCAGGCATCACATAAGTCCAACCAGTTCCAGCAGGTTTATACTCCCACTTATACTCATATTTGTTATGAGAGTCCCAGGTCATATACCCTTTCTCCTTATCAAATCGTCCCTTAATAGTCAAACCAAAACGATTGGAGTAAATATTACGAGTACGAAGTGCTCCACCAGTTTCCCGAGTTTCAATCACAACGCAATTATCTTGAAGAAAGTCATTTGTAGTTTCCAAACCACAAGATGTCTCATATCGGAAAGGACGATAAGTTTTCTTTTCTACAACCTTCTCGGTTTGTGCAAATGCAGGAGAAGTCAGAAAAAGTGCAGCAAGAACAAGAATATTTTTCATGATCATTTAATAATTTGCCAGTTAGAATCTTGTGCTTTATTTAGAGTAAATTTATACTTACCATTTACAGACGTTAAAAACATAGTTTCATCTTTTTCGTCATCTACGTAACAACTATGAAGATGATCCATTTCTGTATCAAATCTCAATTTAGCAAGATTAGATACAGGTTCAACACAAATAAATTTTCTTTTAGTTGTAGTTGTCATTGATTCTTTATGTTTGTAAAAGTATTATAGACCATAAAGGGCACTCATAGGTGCCCTGATGTGCCAGTTGTTAGAGTGTCACTTTTGAATGTCAAATGTGGGAACAGGAGCACCACCATTACTGGGAATCATATACACCGTGCGGTTGGAATCCTTTTCACCTTCAGTAATCCAGAGATATTGCAGATAAGCAGGATTATCTCTCAAACTCTCACCAATAATAGAGTTTGCTTTTGCAACACCTTGAGCACGAATTACCTCTGCTTCGGCAAGTTGTTGTGCAGAGTCTTTCTTTGCTTGTGCTTCCAGAACTGCAATCTGTCGGTTACTTTCGGCACGGGCAAGTTCTGCACGACCAGTTTGAGATTGTTCCCAAACTCGGTAAATCGGACCAACGATTGCATCAATAATAAACAGAGAGAGGATAAATGCGACTGCAATCGTAATCAAATTACGCATAAAATTGTCTTGTTTCATAATCAGAGTTGAAAGGGAGAAACGATTACACGAGGTTCAACATATACAGGACGGGTCTTACCACTACCACTAGGGTCAGTACACATCACCCAAGTTCCTTCTGCACTATTGGGAGAGAAGAGACCATTAGGATCTGCCTGAGGAATAGTTACCCCTTGATACTCAATCTTTTCAGGATTGGTGTATTGAGTTGCAGCAGGCAGACCATAACCAATAGAATTACACAGGAACACTGGACGACCAGTAGTTTCGGGAACAGTGTAAGTATAAGTCACCAGTCCGTCTTGGTCACGCATCTCAATGATTTGTTTCATCAGTTTGCGTTCACGGAAGTTTTTGATGGCAGGCATACCAGTTTGTGCGGTGCCTTCTTGAAGGATACGTTCTTGTTGGGCACGTTGCTTGCCGTCAGAATCTGCGTATTCTTCACAACCAACAAGAGTTACACCCAGAAGTGCGATGGCAGCAACAGAAACAATGGATTTCATAATCAGTTAGGGAGATTAGAGATAAAAGATTGGAGGTCAGAAGGCATAGCATCAGCAGGAACTTCAGCAGCACGGTGACGGATAATGTCTGCAAGTGCTGCCTTATGTTCTGGAGATGCTTTGATGTATTCAAACTGCATATTTTGCAGTTCCTGAACAGCACCAGTTCTGAAAGACTTTGATTGCTCAAAGGTGTTCCTGCGAACATTCTCATACTTCGGTGCAAAGAATGCGGTGAAGAGAAGGTCGTGGTAGGCAACTCCCCAGACGAGAGCACCAAACCCAACCACACCACCAACAATAGCAAGAATGGGTTTCATTTTGCAAATACTCCAGTGTTTTTGAAAATAGCGTTAGCAAGGAAGATGATAGCAAAGTTCTGCCAGAAGGTCAAAGATACATTGAACCAAGACAAAATCAGTCCAAGCAACCATGCTTCAAAGAATAGTCCAGCAGTGGCAAGGACAAGTACAAAAAAGGCAACAGTGAAGATTTTCATAGTTCAAACAGCAAGAGCAGCAGACGGAATTTCAACAACTTCGGGATATTTGTTCCCGAAGTCATGCGTATCATAGCACACCCATTCATCATTCAGAGTGTAGAGATATGCATATTCTTCACCATTAGCAACATAATCATACTTATTTGCATCAAGTCGTGGAGGACAATCTTCACCACGTTGCGAATAGTATTCAGGTCCATAAGTACCATCAGCACTATCATCCCAACGAGATTCAGTCCAGCAAGAACTCATATCACCACCGTCAATCAGTTCTGCAACTTTATCACGAGTGTTGTAGTGAGTTTTGAGAATGCGACCCAGCCACTCAGGATAACCATCATAATGATGATACACCGAAAGAACAGATTCATCTGAGAGTTGGATTCCAATACGAGAACGGGTTGCCATCTTGTCTTGTGAATTACCTTGTAATTATAGCACCTTCAAGACCACCTTGGACGAAAAAGGGGACACCTTTTCAAGTGTCCCCAGCATAAGTTTTGGGTAAGAAGGAAACTTATAAAACCCCCTTCACTCATTTAGGTCAAACCAATGCGGTCTGACGAGTGAATGCAACAATTTTGTTTGCGTTTGTTTTTTGTCCCGTCAACAGATAATACATACACCCCAGTCGATTCTGTTTTACCCCCCTGTAATGGAGGTAATCGGTACTGCCCCGATGTGTTGGAATATAGAGGTTTATCCTCTTGAACACTTTATATAGTAGCACACATTTCAATTAAATTCAAGAGAACATTTTCAGAATATTTATTTTTAGCAAAATTTAAGGTCGTGCTGATAAATTGTATGTTTCCCTTTACGTATCCTTTAGAGCTATCAATTCTATCCAAACTAGCAATTAGATTTGGGTTTGATTTGTCGTGAGATTGGTCAGTTAGGGGAAGAACTAATTTTCTTTTCAAATATGGACATTTGCCCTTTTGATTTTCCCAAACCTCTTTTAAATATTGCAAATCAATATCACATTCTCTATTTTTAGATTTACTTCTATTTTTGACTTTTTTTAATGTCTCTCTGAAAGGAGAATATTCATCTTTACTACTTCCACTAAACTGCTTTATAAACTTTTTGTTTTCCTCACTTTTTCTCCAGTTATCCAAATGTGAAGTATCAAAACTACTAGAACATTTCAAACTACAAAAAAATGGAGTTCCCAATTTAATTTTTCTATTATATTCACTTTTAATCTTTTCAAACTGTAATCCACATTTTTGACACTTACAAGTAACCATAGTGCTCTCCACAACTATAGTTATTTATAATATTCCCCTACTCTCCATAATGGAAGCATCGAGTCTCGAACTCGAAACCTCTTGAATGCAAATCAAGTGCTCTACCAATTGAGCTATGCCCCCTTATAAGAAAACTATTTAGTTTTCAATGCTCAAGAGAGGACTTGAACCTCCAAGTCTTGCGACGGCAGATTCTAAGTCTGCTGCGTATACCATTCCGCCACTTGAGCAAATGGGTAACGAGTGTCCGTCACCCGCAGAAGACACTTTCTGCAATTTTCACTGCATTAGAGGGCAGTGAATAAGATAATAAGGCAGGTGAGGTATCTCCTTTCGGTTCCCATTCTCCTTTTACTTTCCAGACCTTATTAAATTCAGAAGAACCAGACATTTCCAGTCCTTCTAACTCCCCCACCTGGACTCGAACCAGGAACACCAGAGTTAACAGCTCTGTACTCTGCCAATTGAGCTATAGGGGAATACTAACGGGGGTGTTGCCACCCCACTATTTTACTTAGAACTTACAAAAGTATTAATCTTTTCTGCAAGGTACTCTACCTGCTCATAAGTTGGAAAATCTGGATAATCCATCTTTACCGTATTCATAGAATTTTCATTCCAACAACGGGCAGTATCATATTCAATACTGAACTTATCATTAGCAAAATTATATGCTTGCTTAAAAATCTCAAACCTAAGTTCGTAAGGTGTCATAATTTTATTCCTTGTGTGTGTTTTGTGTGTGCCGTTGTGGGGGAATCGAACCCCTACTTCTCCAACTCCCTTGTCGGGGTGTCCTGACCACTAGACTACCAACGGCATTGGTGGCGGGGGGAGGAATCGAACCTCCTACCTGAAGCTTATGAGACTTCTGTGCAACCGTTACACTTCCCCACTATAACCCATCATATGTTCAACATTATTTGCGATATCATTCATCGCATCACGTAAATTAGGTCTTTGACCAGTTTCTTGTTTAATAATTGGTCTAGAGTCGTCAGTTAATGACCATCTCCATTGACCCATATCTTTACAATGCCAAAGATTAATTTTCATTCTTTGAATACTCAAGTTTAATCCAATTGAGAAGAGCATTGAATTCTGCTCTTTTTTCCTCTGTGAAATCTTGCCCTTTACTAAAAAGGTAGAAGTCAAGAGACTCAATAACATTTTCTCGGTCTTTTTGTGAAATAAGAGACATAATGTATTTTGCAATTAATGGAGATATTTATTACCTCCAAGTCGGAATGCTCGGATTTGAACCGAGATTTTTCCTGCTCCCAAAGCAGGTGCCATGACCAAGTTAGGCGACATTCCGATATTGTTTAGCAGTATAAACTGCTAATGGGAAATACTGGATTCGAACCAGTGACTTCACACTTGTAAGGAGCGCACTCTACCACTGAGTTAATTTCCCTGGAGCGGAGTATCGGATTCGAACCGACGACGAACTGCTTGGAAGGCAGCCATTCTACCACTGAATTAACTCCGCATTTTTTTATTATGACATATCCTTTTGGATGTGTCAAGAGCCCCCGATCCGATTTGAACGGACGACCAATGGTTTACAAAACCATTGCTCTACCACTGAGCTACAAGGGCATTGTTGCTCACAAGGAGCAACGGAGAGAACAGGAATCGAACCTGCGAAGCTTTTACACCCAGCCGCTTTCAAGGCGGTGTCCTCGACCAACCGGACTCTCTCCAATATGACAATCATACTATATGTAGTATAAATTGTCAACATCCTCTGCAGGATTTGAACCTGCGACTTCTTGGTTCGTAGCCAAGCACTCTAGTCCACTGAGTTAAGAGGATAGGCGAAGGGTCAGAGACTTGAACTCTGATCTTTGGTTTTGGAGACCAAGATGCTACCAATTGCACCAACCCAACAAGGTGTCCATGAGAGGATTCGAACCTCCAACAAATAGATCCTTAGTCTATTGCCTCTTCCATTGGGCTACATGGACAATTCCAGAACTAGGATTCGAACCTAGACGTACACCTTCAAAGGGTGCTGACCTGCCAGTTAGTCGATTCTGGATTAAATCCCATCGAATTCGATGGGATAAGAGTTCAGGGTGGGATTCGAACCCACGATAAGAGGTTTTGCAGACCTCCGCATTTGACCACTCTGCCACCTGAACATTTGAACTATCAAGGATTACTTGATAGTTGAGAGCCCAATGTCAGATTCGAACTGACGACCTTCTGTTTACTAGACAGATGCTACTACCACTGAGCTAATCGGGCGGGGTGCCGTATGAGAATTGAACTCATCTACCCTGTTTCACAAACAGGTTCCTTGACCACTAGGATAACGACACATGACAATGGGTAGAATTGAACTACCGACATAGAGGGTATGAATCTCTTGTTCTACCACTGAACTACATTGCCAAGGCGGAAGTGGTTGGATTCGAACCAACGGATGCCCTTAAAGAACATCGGCGGATTAGCAATCCACTGCATTAGACCTCTCTGCCACACTTCCTTAATGTTGCCTTGAATTAACCTAAG